CCGCATCTTGAACGTGCGCCACACGGTTGAGCCAGCCCTTGCCGAACACACCAAAAGTCGGCAGGGATTGGTAAAACGCTTCCTTGCCCAGGCTAAACGCCTCCAGCAATTCCACAGGATCGGCAGCGGTCGCAGCAGCGATCGTGGCCCTGCCGATACTGCCATCAGCCTTTACCTCTAGCGCCGTCTGTAGGAGCTTTGCGGCGCGACTGACGCCCATGTTCACGGCAGAGTCGAACACAACGTAATCCACACCAAGCGGCAAATCCGAACACTTGCAAGCATCCCAGTATCGCTGTTTATACAACGGCGTCACCAGCTCGGGCGTCAATGCTCGCATCTCGGCCTCGTCCACATCGCGGTTAACCCACTCTCTCCAAACATTTCGCGTCACGCCGAGGTTAGTCATTCCACCGGGATCGCGTGGATGGTTAACAAAGCCGCCTTCTGCCTTGAGAACCAGGGCAAGCGCGGATTTGAAATTACTTAACATTTTCCGGCTTTACCACACCGCCGACACCGAGCGCAGCAGCAATGCCCTGCGCCAACAGTTGATACTGCGGAGGAATCAACGGCATAACAACCATAGCGATAACACCAAGACCTGCCATTGTAGACGCTTCGCCAAACCTTGCTTTTAACCAACCCATGACGCTCTCCTTAATTAAGTTTTGCCTAATGGCGGTGGAAAATTAACGGTAGATGCTTTCATTTCTTCCTCTACCTTTGCAACAGAATCAAACATCCATTTCTGTATTTTTTCTTTGTTTGGGTAATCAATGTTGAAATACTTTCTAATACCTTTAGGTTTGTTTTCAACATCCATGTTTTCGCATATAGATTTTATAAAATCATCTATACCCATGCGTATCATTGCCCTGTATTCGTTGTATTCAATGGTAATTTCTGGATTGTGCCATTTCCTCGAAACAACAATACATGAGTGTTTTGGCATTAACTCTTTCAACTTCTTTACTTGTAAAAGATATACATCAGAATTGTCATCCATTTATTTCCATACCCCCGATATTTTGATGTATGGCGTTGCTTGCTTCCATACGCCAGAAACTTTAACAAACGGAATTGCAGCCTTCCAGACACCAGATACTTTAATATAAAACTTTTTATTTTGATATTGAATTAAATCTGAATCAAATAAACCGCCTACTACCGTATCAGGATCAAACAGGCCGCCGATTTCTACATCAGGGTCAAACCAACCTGAACCAGTAGCCGCCATGATTTATATATTGTAAATCTCTGCTTGCACCATGTTAACCGTATATGATGCAGACGCGCCACCGTTTAGAGATACACCAATGTATTTACCCGCCCACGCAGTTATATCTGATGTGTTAGTTCCGTTTGCACCTTTTAACAAACTGGAAAAACCCGTTGTTGGCTGGCTAATGCTGGATAAATGTGCAACCAATGCCGCAGATGCGCCTGTGCTACGCGTCATAAAGTCATACGTCAACAATGTCGTGTCTGTTGCGGCAGTTTGAGCCGACAAGTTCAATGCAAAATAACTAGAGTCAGAAGTTGTTGCCGTTGCGCCTACTCTTAATGTGGCGGTTAACCCCGCCGTTCCAGCCGCAGTTTTTGTTACGCTAATCCGGCATCGGTAACCTGTTCCACTCTTAAAGTTTTGCGGCGGTATAAGTATGCTTGATCCAACCAAATAAGTATCTGTTGAAAAACCAGCGGCAGGATTACCCGTGTTTGAGTTGAACAACCAGCCAGTTTGCGCCGATGATTTAATGACACCCGTGTTGGCATAGGAAGTAAACACTCCCGTCCTGTCCATTACTACCGATTCTCCGGCGTTTAAAGTTCCGATCCAAAGCGGCTCGATTGTTGTTCCATCAGTGTGTTGAATAGTGATCGTCTGCGATACCGATGAATCTGTATTTCTAACGCTCAGAAAATTAGTCGTGCGCTGAGTGCTAGCAGCAGGAGCCGCAACAACGTCCGTTGTCGTTGCGCTCGTAATAGTAGCTGTATTTGTTCTCCCAGGGGTGAACACGTTAGACGCATCATCAACCCAAGACGCATGAACATTTACCGTTCCGGTTGCTGAAGTGATAACTTGAATTTTATCGTTGGTGCTTGATTGGATTAACATTGAATAATCCTATGTGTATTGCAAATAGATATCACCATCAGAACCGCCACTAGGTGCCGTAGTTCCGCTGGTAATAGCTTTCTGTTTTGCGTTAAACGTAGTCCAATCGGTGCTGGTCAAATATCCGTTCGCAGACGATGTGGACGCAACCATTGATATAATCGGCCCAGAACCGCCGCTGCTTGATACCGGCGCAGTAGCGGTAACGCTAATTACATTGGGATTTATTACTGCCATTCTTGTATACCCAAATTAGATGACGCAACAGATGCAATGGCATTTATTGCCGACGTAGTAAACATATATTCATCCATAGAAAATACGCCACCTGGATATAAAGTTATTCCACTGTTTAATACGGCAGCAGAACCAAATCCTAAACTAATATTGTTATTGCTTGTGTTTGTTAATATCAAACCTTTACGGCTTGAATTTGCAGCTAATATTTGCGCTGACGTTACTCCAACACTGGCCGCTGTAGGGCTGTTTGCCGTCAAAGATGTTTTGGTATTGACAGTGCTATCGTTCGATACCGTCACGCGGGGAATACCAGCGCCACTGGCTCCTGTTCCAGTAACTACCGCAGAACCACCAAACTGAGAAATGTTATCTACCCAAGGCGTAGTTCCCTGCGTAACAGAGCCACCACCGCCGCCACCGCCGCCAGTGACGTTAAGATTTCCAGAAGCGTCAGCAGTAGCGTAGATATACGAAAGCGTAGACGGTTGCCATATTTGAATAGCAGTATGCTCATAATACGGATGCCACGAATAATCAGAACCAAATATAAATTGATTAAGCGTATCCGTTTCCGTAAATATTGATCCAGGCTGAATGGCAGTCGTAGGTTTAGAGTCTGTTGAAGCCCCCGTAAACTTGTATAAATTGCCACTAGGCGCGGAAAAAACGCTCATTACTTGTCAGCCTTGTGATCTAGCTTACAGAAAATCTTGTCGAGCATGTCTTTAATCTCGTCAATGTCGCGTCGATAATCCTCTTTTGCCAGATACTTCTCGGGCATTTTACGCATATCCTCGTCCAAGCGATCAAGCGTCTGCATAATGCGGTTAAGAACAAACGCCCCAAGAAACCCGCCCAAAGCAAGCCCCGCATTGATGAGTGTTTGAGCGTCCATTCTTACCTCGACCAACCGTTCTTGCCAATAATTTTTTGGCTATTCATCTTTGGGCTGCCCGAAATAGCGTTTAACTTACCGCCGACAGCTTTGGCGGGGCCGCCGCACAATCCATTCATCGGATTTTCTATGTTGAAAACATGAACCCCAACAAACGGACGCAGTTGGCCAGGCTGCCAATTTTTATAAGTCTGCACGTTATTGGTGTCATCCGGAACCGCTGGTCGCGTAGGCCGCGCAACCGTATCTCGAAGGGCTTGCTTTTCGTCATTCATGCGCTTCGTTGTTCCGGTAATGCGCGGCGGCTGCTTTTCTTTTACGCTTGGGCTTGCCATGTCATTCTCCTGTGGTTGCGTTCTTCGCATCTTCGTTATGCTTGGAGTCCGCTTTTATCGAGGGCAGAAACACAAGCAGGGTAAAAATTGTCGCCGCCCCAATCCTCTCAGGCGTTGGCATATACATGGCCCAAACAAACAGGCCAAACGTCATAAACAGCGCCAGCATCAACACCAGCCGCGCCGACAACACCTTCGTTCCTGCGGCGATAAACAGCATAATCGCCCTTACTTGCTTCTCGTCCATTTGGTTTAGCCCCCATTGTTGCCCTGCTCGTCGTCATTGAAAAAACCACTTCCGTAACCGTCGTCTTGCATTTTCTGCTTTATTGCCTCTAATTTCAAAGCGCGATCAATTACTTTCATTTTATCGGTAATCGTTGCCTCCGCACTTGCCATCACCTCTTTCAGGAGTTTGGCAATCGACTTTTCCAGCGAGGGGTCAATGCCTCCTTTTTTGATTGGCTTGGTCATCTCGGCCCCATCAATCCGGTCGGCTGATTAAGAAGCCTATCAACGTATCCGGAGGCGTTCAACTGTTGTAGTTGATCTTTGGCCGGTTGCGTCACGGGCTGAATGGCCGATTCTGCTGTAGAAATGGCCGCAGATTGACGCATCGCCTGACCCAATAAAGCCTTAAATCGAGTTACGCTGGAAGGCGTGGCCGGCGCTATTGCGGCATCGTACATTTCTGGATTGGCAATAATCTCGTCTGCCAAGACTTTAATGGCATTTGCATTTCTTTGATAAGCGCCCCGCCCCGCATATAAGCCGGCAGCCTCCAGACCACCAAGACCGCCAGTAAGCCAAGAGCCCCCATGCACGTACGATCCCATCGTGGCCGCGCCGCCCAATGTGGACAGCGCGACATAAAGCGCCGCGCCCCTCTTATTCTCGGACGAAACAATCTCGTTAATTTTTGCCTTCATGACCTCTGGAGTTCCAACTTTCATATTCTTTACCAGAGAATCAAGATCAACGATGATTTTCCGAATTTCTGCCATTTCTGCTGGCGTATGGCTTCCCGCATCAATCAATTTATCCGAAATCAAATTATCGAAAGTTTCGAGCATTTTCTCCGGCGGCTGTTCGCGCAACACTGACCTAACAACCTTTTTAAACGCCTCCTCGCCGCCCGGCTGCGCTTTAACAGCCTGATAAACCGCCCGCATTTCCTCGCGGTTTCTTTGCGGGGTAGTCAAGAGCTGCTTAAATCTTGGCACAGCCTCCAGCGTTCCAGTTAATTCTGTTGTCGATTTTTCTACGGCCTGCTTGGTGGCGCTCGGCAAATCCCTCAATTGTCCGGCCTTTGTTCCGGCCCTCGTTTTTGCGGCGGCAGATATTTGATCGGCCCGCTTAAGGTCGGACAGGTATGACGCGATTTTTTGTTGCGCCGCCGGGGACAATTCCCCCGCCCAATCTCTATAGTAGTCGTCCAGCCACTTTTCGGCAGATGTGGCGTTCTTTCCCCTCAAGCTGTCCGAGACATAAGACAACCCGAGCTGATCCAATTTACCTTGATCGCCGCCCATCAAACGCTTTGTCGCCCTTACGCTATCTCGGCCCGAAAATATTTTCGCATCAAGCGTGTGCGCCGCCGACGGGCCTTCCTGCATTGCGGCGGCGAGCTTGGTTCTAAAATCCTCCGTCGCCGTTGCTTGGTGATGATAATCCGCTTTGGCGGCGTCAAAACTCTTGGGCATGTGGCGACTTTCTGCTGCGCTGACAAAATTGCTGATCTCTCTGGCAAGCGTCGCTTTTTGAGCATCCCCTGGGCGAATGTTTGGCGCGTTTGCGATATCGTTCAATTCCCTACGCAAAAGATCGTATTCATACATTGTCTGACGATTTTCTTTAGTCGTCGGCCCAACCCTTCCAGCCTGACCAGACATGCCGCCCTGCGCGGCCAAAAACTCGGCTTTTGTTCTTGCAAAAGCATTGTCCATTTCCGAGCTTGAATAGTGCATGCGAGATGGATCAAGAGTTGCCCCCGCTTTGGACACATCGAATAAATGATCGAATTCCTCGCGAATTGCGGTATTGAGATCGTCGGTAGTCTTTCCCGCCCAATGCTCATAACCGCCGCCGCCCTGCGTCAATCCCTCAAGCATTTTGTCAAGACGGCCCTCACTTATGCCGGTCTGAATTTCTTTATCCGTTACGCCGTATTTTTCTTTGATTGTCGAAATCAAGCCGCGCTTTCGGGCCGCCATTATTTGGGCGTCGGTAGGGCCGGAAGGTTTTGCGAGTTTCGTATCCACGCTTGCCACAACATTGCCGGACGCATCCATCTCGACTTGACGCCCCAACATCCGATCCCGCCAATTTTTCAAAGTTTGATACAGCGGATTTTTTGGATCAACTTTGCTTGTGCCCGTCGTCGGATCAACCTCAATCAAATCATTTATCATTTTTACGCCGGCCTGCGCTGGCGGCGTGTTGCTGATAAAGTTTCCTGAATTTTCCATCTGATTGGATTCAACTGACATATCACTCCAGCCCTGACGCCCTTGAGCTGACAGTGCGCTTTCCTGAGAAAGTGTCTGAGGAGTAACTTCCTTGCGAACAAAATCTCCGCGCTGAGATGGGGTTTGATCCGGCCCAAGTTTTGCTTTCCGAGAACCCTCTACAATTCTCGGAATTGTGGTTGCCGGAATCTGTCCGTATTTGGTTTGCTGACGCTCCAGCCTGCCTGCTTCGGTTTTTGCCGCAGCTTCAATTTCAGCTTTTCTGGTGGCGGCAGTTTGCTCAAGAGATTTCGCAAGAACATCCGAATCTTGCTTGACGGTCTTGCTCTCGCCAAACATTGCAAGCAGCTTATCCCGCGTTTTCTCCCACTCCGGCTGAGAAATAAACTTACCTTCGGGGCCAAACAATTCGCTCACAACGCGTTTGGCGTTAGTCGTCGCAAAGCTCGGCAGCTTGTCAAAAAGAGCTTTTGCAGCAACAGGCGTAACCATTGCCGACGCAACAATGTTGGAAGCCGCCTCTTTCGATACATCAAAGGCATCTTGAACGCCGCGCTCAAGGGATGATTGCAAAGCGCCAATTGCCGCCCCGCCGGCAGCCAAAGCCTTCGGGCCAGCCGATTCCATGCTTTTCGATATCGCGGACAATGCGCCACCGAAATCGCGCATATAGGGAACGGATTTTCCACCAAGCATGACGGCTCGGCCCGCGCCGCCAAGAACCGGCACAGCCGCCAAATTCATTGCAGCACCTTCGATTGCGCCGCCCGCCAACTCGGCGGCTCTTTGCGCCGGAGTCATTTTCTCCCGCAACGATTTTTTTTGATCCATTCCGGCTTGCCACGCAGGACTTTTCGGAACCTCAACCGAGCCCGCAACAACATCCCCCGCCGATGGGGGTGGCGCGGAAACGGTCGGGGCTTGGCTGGTCGCTCCGGTTTTTGCGATAACCTCTTCGTCAGACAGGGGCGCACTTGCCTCGCCGGACGTTTTAGCTATCACCTGTTCGTCTGTGAGGGGCATTATTCAACCCATCCAGTTCCATCCCAAGTATGACCCCGCCACTTGGTTTGCCCTGCCACCCGGCTTTCTTTTGGTGGCGCGGGATCATTGCTTGCGGCGGCAGCAGCGGCGACGGGCTTTGGGGCTGAGGTCGCCGCTCGGCGGGCAATCCTCTCCAAAATCTCATTTTGCTGATCTGTGACGCCCTTCAACTGACCCTCGGTATCGGACTCCAAAACGCCAATCATTGCCTGCCTTGCGTCTTTGTTGTAGCCGGCCTTTATCAGGTTTATTGCCTCGTTTCGAGCGCCTTCTGCGATCTGTCCGGCAGACTGGCCTTGACTTGCCATAATCCGCGCATAGTCCATAGCGACGGTCATTGCGGCGGTAATATATGCGGCGGCGGCAGGATCACTCGTAAGGGTTTTGACCTTTATCAAAGCGTCGTTATAGGTCGTGTATTTTGAGAAATCCAGCTTTTGCATTTTATCCCCAAGCTCGGCAATTTTCGCGCCGCCAAGTTTCGGGGCTTCACCTTCTGCAATTGATTCCCACGTTTGAATGTTGTTATGAAATGAATTTAGGGTTGCATGAAGCGCATCGGATTTTTGCGTTGCTTTGGTTAAGGATGATTGATCCGACTTTAATCCAGCCCGGCCAGTGCTTATGCTTTGCGCCGTAACTCCGGACGCCGCCATCCGATCAAACACTTCGCCGTTCATGTATCGACCTCCAGCGGGGGCGGTTCCGTTGGCGACCATTTGCGCCCACAAATTTTTTCCTTCTTCGGTCTTTGGTTCTCTTGTCGCCGCTCCGGGTCGAGCAGCTATCGCCGCCTGCCTTGTTTGGGCCGCCAAGTCTGCCGTATACCTACGGTCAGCAGACGCTTGCGCCGCCGCTTGAGCCCTCGCCTTAATGCTTTCAAGTTTTAGCTCGGCGTCAGTCGTGGCCTTTATTGACTTCATGCCTAAATCAAGCATGTTCCTGTAGTCAACTTTCTGCCCCGCAACCTGCGCCACCTGGCGATCAAATTGCACGTTAAGCAGACGCAGTTCCTCGGCTTTTTGCGTGATGCTTAATTCTTCGGATTTGACGATGCGATTGAATTCGTTTTCGTATTGCTTGTTTTTGGCAAGAACCGTTTTCAAGTTTTGATCGTATTCCTTGAACGATCTTTGAAAGCGAGTTTCGTCGCCCTCACGAACACCTTGAATCATTCCCGCCATCGCGTTCAACGATGCGGTCAAAGGTTGCCTTGACGCCAATCCGGAAAGTGCGGCCAAAGCCAGTAAACCGCCCATTGTTTGCTGAATGTCGGTTGGCGTAAATTTGATTTGATCGGGTATTTTCTCCGTTTCCGGCCCCGTCTTTAGTTTTTGTTGCAATTCTTTTTGCGAGGCGTGGATGCCCTCGGTCAGCAGCTTGGATTGAGCTGTTCGTTCCAATTCTTTAGCCCTGATCTGAGCATCAACCGCTTCATTCTTTTTTTGCAACAACGCCGGGGCGTTTTGACCCGACTTCCCAAGATCGAGCGGGGAGGGAAGCGCCCCGATGCCGAGCGCGGACTGAGCGCCCTGTCCAAGTCGAATCGGAGTTGGGCTTTCCAAATCCGAGTAATAGGGCTGCGGTTGCGCTTGAATGAAATCGGGCATTTCCTACTCCTAAGTTCCCGCCGGACGGCCGGACTGCTGTGCCCCCATCGCGGAAAACACGCCTTTCGCCGCATTTTGCAAGCCCGCATCTTGCGCGATCTGTTGCGTTGCGAGTCCTGCATACGGGCCGGTAATCGCGCCGGTAACCGACAATGCCTCGGTCAGGTAATTCTTCAGAGCTTGATCCATCATTGCGGCGGCCTTCTGATCCACGGCAGCTTCGGCCTGCGCCATCTGCGGAGAATTGGCTTGGCCCATTTGGGCGTATTGCTGGCGAATCTGCGCTTTGCTGGCCGCCGTATAGTCTTGAATTGCCTGCTGATCGGCGGCGGACAGTTGGCCGCTGTTGTATTGCGTCAAAAGACCCTGCTGAGTTGACGACAAGGGGGCTACAGCGCCTTTAATCTGCTTTTGCATGTCACCCATAGCATTGCGGGCAGCGATTTGACTGTAGGCGTTTAGGCCAAGCCCTGCGCCGGTTAGGGCGGTGCTCGGGCTCATGTTGGCAATTGCGCCCATTCCTTTGGAAAGCCAATCGGGCGTTTGCATGCTTTGTTCGGCAACAGGGGCGGCCGCCTGCGTTCCGGCGGGATAAAAAGGCGATGTTTCCGGTAGCGCTGCGGGAGCGCCAACTTCGCCCGCGCCCGCGCCCAAATCGGCCGCACCGCCTACGCTTGGAACCGCCGCAGAGGGGGCGGCAGTGGCGCCAGAAAGACCGCCGCCCGCAATATCGGATCCCGCAGTTCCGGTGCTGGCAAGATTGGCAACCAGCGGATCGGTCGCGGCGGCAGCGCCGCCAGCGCTCGCCGCGACTTCCGGCGCAATCGACGCAGAAATCTCGGGCGCGGCTGCCGCAGCGCCTATCGCGCCCGGAACGGCTGGAGTTCCAGCGCCGCCAGCAATCGCACCTTCCGCGGCCGCAGTTCCGGCCTCAAGTGCCGCCGCGCCGCCAGCGCCCGCCGCAGCCGGAGCCAGAGTTGTGGCAGCGGCGGCTGGCGCGGCAGCAAACGGGGTTACGGCCTCTGCCGCAGCGGGGGCCGCCAATGCTTCCCCTGCGCCTTTTGCGCCTTCCGTGGCAGCCACTTCGCCTACGCCAAAATCAGCCATGTCCGACTCCTTTTTACGTGTTTTTCATGGTGTTATAACCAACCACCGAATAACCACAATGTTGATACAATTTCGTTGTTTTTTCAATGTCAATTCCGCTGGCCTGCCCAACCATCAATTTGACCGCGCCGGAGGCAACGCCCCAGGCCTCAAACTCTCGCAGAAGGGCAATTGCCGCCGCCGACCCGCGCTTGCTCTTTTTCACCCACCAGCCAATATCTTTAGCAATAAGCTGATCGCAAAACAGCGACCGAAAAACCATGCCGAGAAAGCCACCATACACCTCGTCGCCCAAAACGGCTATTTTGAAGAAATACTGCCCTCCCTGCGAAAACGGCCCTTCGATCTGATCCATGACTTTCTCGCCGTCAAACGGCATGTCGCCATAGGCTGAATCTCGCACCATTTCCCGCGCAATCTCAATAGACTGCGCCCGATACTTCCGATCGTACGGTATCACTTGAATCTTCATAGGTTAGCCCCCTCATAAATTCAAAGCATAGTCGAGCGATTGATGCTGTTGCGCGTGTTGCTGAAGCCAAGTATAAAACTCATCTTCTGAGTGAACCTCAACGTCTGAAAGGTCTGGTATTTCGCCAAGACCCGCATTTGCCGCAAGGCTTTTGTGCATTAAATAGTGCGTTTCCAGCCAATCGCTAATGCCTTCCTTTGTCGCGCCAATGTCGAGTAATGGGTAAGCGGCAATCTCAATGCCAAGTCTGGAAAAGGCCAAATTGTAGTTTTCGTGCGATAAATTGTTCAGCAACAAAAAGTCCTGCCACGCGGCGGTGTTCTGATAAGTAAAATCAGAAAACGGGCCTAAATCCATCGCTACAGTCCGTCGCCCGGAGTTACGTAAATTACCGCCGTTCCAGAGCTGGTGATGCCGGTCAACCATGCGTTCGGGGTAAACGTCAAAATCTCGTCCGTTCCTGGCAATATTGGAACCGTCGCTTGAGGCGTGGAAACGACAACCGCGTTAGCTGTGGCGGCGGCGGCAGTCGAGCCAATTGCCAAGAATACGGTTACAGTTCCCGCGTTGATGATGCGGTATTGATTGCCGCCCAATCCGTATGACACGGCCTGCACCGGCGTTGGCACCGAGCCGGATACGTTGGCGGTGAAAGTGATGGTATTTCCAAGTTGGCAAAATGCGTTTGTGCCCATTATTTCTCCGAAATTGGTTGAGTAGTGAGCAGACGCAAAATAACGATGCCCACCGAGATTGCAATCCCGACAAACATTTGCTGCGCCGGCGTCATCGGCAGCAGGTTGATATAGCCTTGCGCGATGGACAGCACTGCAATGATGATCGCATACCAGACGGTTTTAGACTTGAGCAGGTTCATCTTCTACTTTCGGCAGCGAGGCTTGATAGGCTTCGATCACATCCGCTGTCCACGCAGTATTGCAGATCGCCACAACCTTCTCAGGCACACCCGTCAAGTCTTGCGCTGGCGTCAGGCTGTTGCGGTGGTAGGTCTTGGTCAGTTCGATGCCATCTTCCATGATGCGCGTAGCTTCACGGTAAAGGATGATGCCGTTTTCATTAACGGTAATCTGATCGACTACGGTTTCTTTGGTAATGCTCATTTGTTTCCCCTTTAAACGGCATACGTTCCGGAAAATGTTAAAAATTTTCCACTCATTGTTGCATTGGTTACGTTTAGGCCGGGTATCAACAAAAATACGTTTGTTGTGTTTCCAGATAAATAAGTAAAACTAGCAACAGAAGCGTCGCTATAAATGACGGATAAATAAATTGAATCCGCTGCCGAAAAAGGAAAACTTGTAAACTGAGCCGCTGCACCACTGGCAGTTACAGGATAAGTAATATTGCCCTGGATAACAACCACTCGGCCTATTTTTGTATATCTGCAATTTGCCGTAGTAAAAGACAGGCTTGCCCCACTAGCATCTGTTGGCGTCCACGTCCCTTCCTCGTAATCATCCAACGTATTCGCGTCTGTCGATGCAGACTGCGTTGCCGGGAATGATATCCCAGCACCAGACGCGGAAGGTGTTGTGCCTCCGACACCCATTGTGGTTGCGGCTTGTACCGTTGTAAATGATCCCGTTGTCGGCGTGGTTGCGCCTACGGTGCCGTTGAAACCGCCCGAGAATTTAGTGGCCGAAAGTGTGGTTCCATCCCATGTCAGAGCGGCAGAATCAACCAACAAACCGCCGGTGCTGGCATACGTTACGCGACCTGAGGTGAGACTGGATGCGGTTACGGCGGTAAAGTTTCCGGTATCCCCGCCATCTATTTTTTGCCAAATCGAGCCGTTAAAAACAATCCAATCGCCAACGCCCCACAAAGATTCGCTGTTGATGGTCGTGCTACCCGCGACGCTGACGACGTAATAATCCCCTTTCGTTCCAACGCTCGAAACGATGGTTGGACTATTTGCATTGGCATCCCACGTTCCCTTGTAATTCAGAGCGCCGATTGCGTTTGTGATTGAGCTTACGGTTTTTAGCATGACTTATGTCCCGTCTTTGAACGATTATCACAGATTTCCTTCCGATACCCATGTCCCAGGTGTGCCCGCAACAGTACACGCCCATGCTTTGGGCTGCCCAACAACGGGCGTCGAGTTAACGCAGCGATCACCTACCGCCCATGTGCCAGTAGTCGGTGCGGCAGTGCCAGCAACAATTAAGATTGTTCCGTAATAGCCGACAAGATCTGAGCCCAATCCTTTAGCCAAAGAGATTGCACTAAACGGTCTGTTTGTCGGGCTGTTTTGACCAAGATACCCACCTGCGCCACCAGCGCCAGCAGACCATGACCACCATTTAATTTTGCCTGACGCGCTGGTAAGGTAATTTGTGCCAAAAAATTTAGTGTTTGCGAGATAAATAAATATTGCGTCTGTTGGTATGTTGGTAACGATTTGGTCGTATACCAAAAGATTTTCAATTGTTGAAGATTGAAAGCTGGCAGCTTGTCCTTGATTGGCAATATAAGTAGTTCCTGCGCTGATAATGAGACTGGTGTTTTTTATGTATGCGCCACCAGAAATAAGACACGCTTGTTGTTTAGTTGCCACAATCGTGCAATTCTCTAACAATACATTTGGAACCGTATCAAACTGCACAACAAAACCACTGTCATAAGTTGCGCCCGTTGGACTTAACGAGTTTTGATCAGTAAATTTGCAGTTAAAAAACTTGGTTGCGTCGTCTGGATTGGTGGCACTTGAATATGCGTTTACCGAACTGCCAACCATCAAACAGTCATAAAACGCTATTCTTGGCTTACGCGGCCAAATAGCCCAGCTTGTTGTTCCGATAAATTTACAGCGAATAAAAGTTACGCCAGAAGTGTCGCCGGAATCGGCAACCATCCCAACGCCGCCATTGTTTACCATTTCGCAATCAATAAAACTGACTTGTCGAATAATTGAGCTTTCGGCTTCTAAATCAACACCAGCGCTTGGAGAAGATGAAAACGCGCCTTTACCCGTGTTATTGAATTTACAGCCAATTGCAGTAAGCCCGTTTGCGCCAACAACCGAAAGACCTTGACGAGAATTGTAGTCGCACACCACGTTGGTTAGCGTAGTTGGCTTTATGGGCGAAGTTTCGGTCAATCCGGTGTATCCGATAGCCACACCGTCCAATCCTTGATGGTGCGCGTAGACGTTGGATATGTTCAAAATATCGCAGCCATAAGACAAAATGCCATACGCAACGCATTGATATCCTGCGTCACCCCACTGACCGCCAACAACCAGATTGCTGCTGTTGCCATCAAGTTCTACTGAACCGCAAATTGTTACGTTTGCATTGTTGTTGAGGTATATCAAACAACCTGGATTAGCTTGGTAATCCGCATTGGTGAACGGCAACGAACCTGGTGTATACGAGGCACCCGTCACTGGGTTGAACGACCCGATACGCAGCCCTGCGGCCAGCTTCATCACCGCGCCTTGAAACTCAATAACAACAGGTTTTGTGCAGCCATTGATATACAAGACGTTGGTGCCTTGATACGAATAGCCTTTGCCGGTTGCTCCAGCAAAAAGTTGACTGCCAACTAGGTACGTTCCGGCAGGCACAATTAACTTGCCGCCAGATTGCGTGTTAATGTATGCCGCCGCCGCAACAAAAGCCGCGGTATCATTTGTGACGCCATCACCAATAGCGCCAAAGTCTTTTACGCTTACGCTTTCTTGCAGTTTTAACTGCACCGTGGTGGTCACGGCTCCGGTTCCCGGTTGAAGAAATGATCCCTGCGCCGAAGCCTTAAAATTACTGTCTAAATATGCAGTAGGAATGGGCCCACTTAACGATCCAAAAGTATAAGGAAACGCCATATCACCACCTCGCTCTTAATTCATATTGTAATTGCGCCGCATTTAGTTCTACTGCTGGCGCAGACGTTGTAATTGTCATGCCGGCGTATTTGCCGTAATTTGAAACATCGCCCCTGAACCATACATATCCAGTGACGACCCATGGGACAATTTGATTTGAATTGTTCACCCACGAAACCACAATGTTTGAGTTATTTACCCATGTCTGCGTATTGTTTCCGCTTAAATTCACGCCGGTAGAACTGGATTCGCTGTCTATGGTAATTTGCATTGACGCAGGCGCTACCGGAATAACGCACTCCACGCCGGCCTTTAACACTTGCGTATCAGATACCGTGTTTTCGCCAAAATCCCAAAACTTGGTTTGTACAATTTGATCAATTGACGTTGACGTGTCGGAGAAGCATTTGTACAGCTTGGTGCCGCTGGTCGCAAATATCGTTTGCGTTCCAGACACGCTCGCGGAGGCGGCAAAGGTGAGGCCCGACCCTTGTGATGCAAAAAACCACTTCTTACCAAAGAAGATTGCAAAAAGCGGTCGAGCGCCGGCCACCGGATCGTTGTAGGTGAAGAAATAAGCAAGACAAAGGATGTTGTTGATGACAACCACCCCGCCGCAGACTTTCGTGACGCTGGAAATCAGCGGGTAAACGCCGTCCAGCTTGTCGCTGCCCTTCTGCGCGGTAGACCCGGTAACCGCCATGAATCCCGAGGGATTCGCCATCCACAGAGTTCTGTAATACGAAATGATGCTATCCGGCGCGTTTGTTCCCGCCGTAGTAACAAGGTTGATGTTGGAGAACAGGGTCGTTGCTGGCGAGGAGCTGACGCGCACATCGGATACCACGCTCAACGAATCGGTGCCGGTGTAATACAGGTAACCGTTTGTGGCAATCATGCTAGTGATATTGGAGTGCAACGTAGAATCATTAACCGTGAATGAGCCGCCAAAATCGGTTGTTGTGAAGTCGGTATAGGTGCCTGGGGCAGAAAACGTCACAGTTCGCCCGTTAGCGATCCAGATGCGACCCGCGTAGGATGCAACGGCAGTGCCAAAAGAGGGCGCGGCAGAGGCCGCCGTCATTGATTCTGAGGCCACGTTTTGCGAGTTGCTGACCGTATAGGTTCCAACGCCGCCGGTGCCGGACAAGAAAGCCGTGATAATGGTGTTGGCCGACACCCCAACGCCGGTGATGACCTGGCCAATTGCCAGAACGCCCGCCGTTACCGTAACATTGAGGATCGTTCCCGCGCCGCCCGAGCCGTTGTCAATCTTGGCCGTGATGCCAAAGCTGCCGCTGATTTTGACCAGCGTAGTGCCGTCCCAAGAAAATATGCCATTCGCGGGATCGGCAATTACGATCAGCGTGTTGTTCCATTGGTCAAACGAAACGCCGCTGGCCGAGAACGTGCCGGCAGCACCTATTGTTGTCGAGGCGTATCCGGCGGTCAAGTTGATTTGATAGGCCGCGCCGTTAGAGCAGAACATCATCATGTAATCGACGTTGTTCAGGTTGGCGGCTTTCATCCACACGCAAGTTGCCGCCAGCGTGATGCCGGTATCGGTGCTGTACGGAACGGATTTGAGGTTGCCGTGACCAATGGGCTGGATATTTTCAAGCCACGAAAACTCGGTATCCTCGATAGCCTGACGCGCAGCCTGAGTGTTTACGCCGCTAAAATCCCGCAGCGTATGATCTCTTTTTTTACCCTCGGCTGTTTTTTGCTGTGCCAATTGAGCGCCTTTAGTTGTAGGCGCTCGGCAGCCTGCGCGTCATGGAGGAACGGATTGCGGTGAGCGCTTTTGACTTATATTCGTCGTGGAAAAGCTGCGCCTCTTGATACGACTGCTCTTTGTATTTTGCCATATAGGCGGCGTAATACGTAACCGGCTCAGTATAGGGAAACAAGATGGTATCCACATCCGTCGCATTGACCAGAGGCGCAGGACTGACGACGGTATCCCACTCGGTAACGTATACCATGTCAGGCACCGGCCCAACGTAAACGGTGGACTGACCGTAGACCGTGAATACCACCGGACGCCCCTGATACGACTGCCACACGCGCATTTTGGCGTTAAATTCTGTGAACGGCATATAGTTCATCGGAACGCGCATGTTTCCCCACAGCAGCGTCAGATTTAATACGTCAATTGTGGTCGAGCCGAGAGGAAGAACCGACGAGAAAACGTACGATTCCTGCCCCTGTATCAGAGAATAGCTTTGCAGCGCTCTACTGCACCCCGTATCAGAGGTGACGCGATTCCTGCCCGCGTTGATGTAATCCGTTAATTCCGAATCAGACCAAAAATTCGCATTGGCGTCATGCAGCAGACGGCGCGTGGAAGTGATGTAATTTGAGAGAGTCGTCATTCATGCCACTTCACGCGCCGGCCAATTGTGAAAGTACTGAACGCTTTTTGCCTGCCCCCTTAGAGGGGAGGGGAACCGACGATTCCACCGAGCCGTCAGTCACGGCTTCCTCGTCGGCCCCCAATTGCAAGGGGGCTAAACCTTGCTCCTGCGGCTGGATTTCGTCGGGATCAATTTCACCCGCATCCGAGAACGTAAAAAGGGCGAGGCGCTCCATACCCATTTCGTATTCTTGGTTGCTACGCATCCAGCCCAATCGTGAAAGGTAGGGAATCTTATCCGCATCCCCAAACCCAAAAATATGTCGAGCAACTTCCTCGTCTACGGCAACAGACTGCCCCTTTGGAAAGAGGTAGTCTGTTCCGTTATAACGATCCTGCAAATCCGCGTCGCTTCTGTTCTTAACCTTGAGCATAGGGTAGCCCTCCCTTGCCTTGCTGATTACAGAGGAATGACGTAGCTGATATCGCTTGCCACGCCGCCGGATGCGCCTGAGGCAAACGTCGTTGCCGCAGGAACCGTTCCGGTTGACGCCAGGGTGAAGGTTGCCAAGTTTGAAACGTCCAATTGACTCAAGCCGCCGTCCAGAATGGTTTGCGACGCATAGGTAGCCGAAGTGTTGTAGCCACCCAAGCCGTTCCGCATTGAGAACAGGTTGGTCGTATAGGACGGGTTTTTCATCGAGCCGAACAGCGTCGCTGCGGTCGGCTGCGCCACGTATGTCAACTGCGAGCCGTTAGCGCCGCCCGAGGCCGCCGTAACGGTGGTCGCGGTGATGACCGAGAGGCAAGTAACCGCGGTGACCGCCATGCTGGTCAGGCCAGCACAGGTGATCGTCGGCACAGTCGCGTAGCCGCCGCCGTAGTTTGACATGGTGACCGCAACCGCTTGACCGTAACCGCCGGTCGTTGAAGTAACGAGAGCCGGAGTCAAAACCGCGCCAACACCCGGGTCGCCAAAAACCGGCGTCACAGTGATGGTCGGGGCCGATGTGTAGCCAGCGCCTTGATCGACGACCGTAACGCTGGAAACTGCGCCGGCGGTCAAAACTGCGTACGCGGTCGGTAGTAGGCCGCCGGCCGGAGGCGGCGAAAAGCTGATGATCGGAGGGATGACATAGCCGGAACCGCCAGCAGTAACGGTAATGGTTTGCTGGATCGCACCGCCCACGATGACGTTCATTTGAGCCGTTTGCGTCGGGGCGTTAGCCGGAGCCGCAACGGTCGCAGTCGCGCCAGTGGTGGACGAGGAGCCCGCCAGCCAGATGCCGTTTTTCGCCGCGTTAGAGGTGCCGCCGGTCGTAACCACGCCGCCGACAACAGTTCCGCTCAGGTTCATGATGCGGTAGTTGTAACCGTCCGAGGTAAACGGAACGATTGATCCGGCGGTGATGGCGTTGAAATTGCGCCAAGTGGTCGAAATCGGATCGTACCATTGCAGCGCGGAATATTTGCCGAGCTGAACGAGGTACTGGCCGCCCGGCAGAACGGCGTATTGACCGCTTTGCAGCGTCACAGCCGACGACGGGTTTGCGAGAGTTTTGAGGCCGGAGCCAATTACATTAAATCCCATGTCATTCTCCTTTTACAGCGTCAAGCTGTTGTAACCACCAATGCGGGTCATCGCTTTCGGCTTGGTGACGACCAATTCAGCGATGTTCACAAGTGCGCCGACGTAGCCAAGCTGCCAGTTTGACAGGGTTGACTCAAAACCGGTAAAGGCAAAAGACGCTTGCTCATGGAAATAGAGCGATGCGTAATTGCTGTTCACCAGATACATCGTGCCCTCGGGGCAATACGGATCGGCAAAGATCGGAACGCCGGCAACCATCAGGGCGCGGAAGCCGCTGCGCGGGCCATCCGGGTCGCTGTCGAACGCCTTGTCCGGCGTAATCATGAAGGTTTCTTGTCCGACAAAGTCTTGTGCCAGCAAAGTCCAGGTGCCGAAGCCGCACACGCCAAAGGTCGGAACCTCTGCGCCGTTTTTCACGGTTCCGCTGATGTATTGCAGCACGTTTTGACGGGTCGGGTTGACTGAGCCGGCGGCATAAACCTTCGATTTCCAATACGGTGACGAGGTGCGATTGATGTTGCCGTAGGTCGTCAGGTTGGTGCCGTCGTCAATCGCGCCCGGAAGGCCGATAAACGCTTGCTGATTGGTCGTGTTGTTGTAGAGCGCGGTCGCCATCACGTCGCAAGTGACGTTCGTCGCGTCGTTCATGCGAGCCTCGATCAGCGGGATGATTGCGTAGTCAAGCTGCACCGCGCCTTCCATACCGAGGAACGGGATCGGGGTAATAAACAGCTTCAGGTTAAATTCCGCGAGGAAGGCACCTTGCTGCGAGGAGGGCTGCGCGAACCCGCCCGAATAGTCTGACCACTGGCCGGACACGAATGAAGCGCCCTGCACAGGAACCGACACAGACGATACACCGCCCGATGCGGTTTGTGAGTTCGCAATCAGCGCGGCCAAAAGCGGCGTCGAGTTGTATAACTGCACAACCAGTTTCGGAATGAAAGCGCGGCGGGTAACTGCCGTCAGCTCGTTTGCGATGCTCCCCGAAGGGATGATGCCTGTGCCAAGTACTGACATGGTGTTCTCCTGTTACGCGGCCCTACCGCGATTCTTGATAAGGTCTGCAATGGCATTGGTAGCCTCATTGCGTGACCATTGGTTGATGTTCAAGCCCATCGTTTTAAGATCGGGTCTTGGTAGTGCGGGTTGCGAAAAACTGCTTGGTGTCGGTGGCGCTGAATTGCGCTGCGAAATGAAAAACTCGGCAGCGGTATCGTGGTTATTGATACCTTTTTCAACCATAAGTTTTTCCACTTCTGCAACATCAGAAGCACTCAGCCCCTTGTTCTTGACAAGATTCTCGCGGCGCTCTCTGACCATATCGCGCATCGATCGCTCTTGCCCTTCACGTTCAAGTCTTTCGATCTTGTCCACATAAGGTTTGACCGAGCTGGAAATTCGGTTTGGAATATCCAGTTCGGGTATTGAAAGATTTGGGTCGGCAACCTTCATCGCTTGCAGCATCATGCCGCGAGTTTTCGGGTTGTCGGTCAAACCTTTTGCCAGCGCGGCCAAATCGGCTATCGCTTCTGGCGTCATTCCTTCTAGTGATACGGCCATGATGTTTTCCCCTGACGGTTAAGAGTAAGCAATCACACTGTTGATCGAAAAATTATTTACGAACGCCCGAAGTCGTGCCGCCGGGCTTTTGCAGCGTCATTTCGTTCTTGTACGGGCCATTCGGCTCTTTGAGCTGATCCAGACCGCCCATTTGGTTCAGGCGCGGCGGGTTGACGATGCGGCCATGCTGGCGCTTCTTGTCGAGCGGGTCGCGGATTGAAAAAGATTTGGGGGCAAAAACGCCGGTATAGTCGGACATGGTTTTCTCCTGTTAAGCCATTGGGGGCATCGGGGGCATTGGTGCCGCGCCTCCGGGCGGTGCGCCGCCGGGTGCTCCGCTTGGGGGCATGGGCTTCATCCCACCCTGACCTTGCGGAAGGCTCGACAGCAAATTCATCAACTCTGCGGGCATCAATTCGTTGCTTCGGGCGCGGTTTGCGCCGCCAAATTTCTTACCGAGGGTGCCGAGCGTCTTGAGAATCTCGCCGCCTTCCTCGGATTCGCTGCCAAAATCGGGCAACGCCTGTTCGAGCAAATCCATTGCCTGCTGAACCTTGAGCATCGCCTGTTGTTTTTCTCCGGCGTTTTCTTGCGGGCCAGACATAGGGGCGCTCACCGGAGCCATCCCGCCACCGCCGGCAGGACTCGCATCCGGCCCGCCCGGAGGGAGAGGGGTCGGCGGGCCGGATTTGCCCATAAGGGCCGCAAGTTTAGGGTCAATAGCTGGCATGTTTTTTCCTAGAATACCGACGTGAGCGGCACTTCCACCCACTCAATCGAGGCGTAAAGAGATGCGCCGGAAGGAACCGTATTGGCCCCCAAAGACAATGAAATCGATTGGCCTGGACGGATGATCGGCGGCTTGCTGCCGCGAGTCGTGAAGGTCAATTCAAAAAACGAAACCGAGACTGACGGAGTTGCCGCCGCCGGAATGGTGATGTGTGCGCCATCAATAATTTGACCGGTTCCGAGCGTAGAAGGAGCTGCGGTATAGCCAACAACCGTCGCTGCCGTGGCCGCGTCAGCCGTATCGGACTGCGTGACAACCCCAAATCCAGACAAAAATGACGCTTGCGTGGTCGAGAAAGTTGTTGGAGTGCCGCCCACATTGGCTGTGATGCGCCGAATAAGATAGGCGTCCGAGGTCGAGCTGGCGGTTGCGTCGTACGACACATAGCACCGCGTCACCCGCAGCGCCACGGTTGCCGTTGACGCCAAGCTGATATTTAAAACATCGCTGGCGGCAGTGTAGGGCACAACATCAAACAGGACGGCCTTGTAGGTCGGCAGGCTTGAGCCTATCGACACCTGCAAAGCATTTCCCATGTCTTGTGCCATATCAGTCTTAGCTCAAGTAAACAATTGGGGCTTTGGCTGCCGTAAATGTAGTCGGCGGCGTAATCGTGGCCGGAATCGTTCCGAAAGTTGCCGCCGTGATCGCGGAAGCGCAAATCTGATACGGGGCCGGAACGGTCTGCAAAGCGCCTGCGGTTGTGCCGCTACCCTGAACCGCAATGAAATACTGTTGCGGGCCGTAGAGCTGAACCTGCGTTGCTGACAGGCCGGCGGTTGACGCGGTCAGGCCGCTTGCCGGATAGACCAGCGCCAGCGGTTGGGTCTGCCAAGTGTTCGCGGTGGCGAGCAACTGACCGGCCAGAGCGGTTGAGGCAATCAAGCGACCGTATGAGTCGTAAATCGCGGCAAGCCAATTGTCCGTCGTGGCGGTGCCGCCCGACAGGATGCTGATGTTTTTCACGATCCGGTTGTAGGGAACCAAAATATCGGTTGTCCACAACTGGACGATATCGGTCGTATTGGTGCCAATGCTAGCAAGCGCGACGGAACCGATGGGGATATTTGAGCAGATAAGCTGCCCGCCAGCCACGTTAAGCTGACCGTTGACGCCAATGCCGGCGACGAAGTTATCTTCGGTTTGGTTGCCGACTTTTTGACGCTGTTGCAAGTATCCGAGTGCCATTAGATTCTCCGTCAGTAATTGCTTACTTTACTGATAAACAGCTTGTATTAAAAACGTGTTTTTCAGCAAAGTCAAATAATGTTCGATGCTGACGGGCATCGAGGGCGGTATTACCGCTTGCTTTTACGCTTTGCGCGCATGTGTTTGCGGGCCATAATCTTCTCCTGGGCTTGGATTGAGAATGGGCGCTGACGCACCCAACCATCGGACGAATCCGATTACTTCTTGGAAGCGCGTTTAGCGCGGCGCGAACGGCGGGCCATAATCATCTCCTTAGTCGAAGCGGCCACGTTTTAAAGGGAACACAGCCATACCCTGTGCGAATTTTTACACCAATCTTTTGCCAATTTCAAATTTATTTTGCAGCATTGCCCGCCGCCTCCGATTGAGCCTCAGCCTGCTTCGCCTTTTGCTCCGCAGCCTCCATCAGCTTTAGTTTCCGCAGCAATAGGTCTTTCATCGGCGGGTCAATCATTTCAATGAACGATTCGCGGTCGATTGCGTGAGCCTCCAGCAGCTCGGCAGCCAACTGTTTGTGATCTTCCGAGAACAGCGGGGAATTGCTGTGCGAATCCACTTTCACGACGTAATCTGACGTGAATTGCGAGGGAATAAACGGATTACCCTTTGCGTCTTTCAAGTCGTTGGTGTCGTGTTTTTGCATGACCTTGAGATAAAGCGTAGCGATTTTTTCCAAAGCATCTTCAACCACCAGCGCCCGCTTCTTGATTCGAGCCGATCCAAGCCGCGCCAGCTCAGAGGTCTGCCGGCCAGAGCGAACTCCGGACTCGCCTTTGCCCATCATAATGTTTTGCAGGCCGCTGCGCTCCGAGAACATCGCGTCAATTTCGTGGATGACGGCAAAAAGATCGGGGGGAATGTCCGGCTTATGGCGATCCACTTTGCCTTGCATGGAATCCGTGACGAGCAAACCGCCTGGACGATTCAATGCAAAATTCTTTTCGTCAACCAAGCCCATCCAGCCGGTCAACGATGTTGGGGGATCAACATTCAGATCGAGCAATTCCTTGACCTGCAAAACGCGCTGATTGCGCCACTTTTGCAAGCCCACCAAGCCGCTGACTTCTGACATGCCCCAAAAGTACGAGTACATCGGATTCGGGCAAATCTGAACAAACGGCACCTCGCCCTTGATAAAGAAATTCATTCGGTCGTAAATCGTGACCGAGTTTGAGGCTCTTGTTACGACGCGGTAATCGCCGCCATCAGTATCCCACACCCAAAGTTCCTGCATCTCAACCAAGTCCTCCGCGACTCTCGGCATGTAGTCAACATTCGCGTTGAGAGGAACTTGCGCGTTACCTTGCATCGTCGGCGTAGATGCGGACAATATGATGCGATCAACACCGGTCGGATCGGACTCTTTGTTGGTGCGCGGAAATGCGTCAAGGTTGGCAAGAATTTGCTCGCGCTGCGGATGCTTTGCCAAATCCACTTCCAGCTGCGACTTGGTTGTGTAGTAGGAATGGCACATTGCCTCTTGGCGATCCAAGTAAGGAATATCCTCCCGCAATACGCCGAACGAGCCCGGGTCAATAATGAACGGATCAATTCCCTGCAAACCTTTTTCGTTGGCGCGAACGATAATTTTAAAGATCATCGTGTTGTAGACCAGCGACCAGATCAAGCCTTGCCCAAAAGTCTGGTCACCGTTTGACATGAGCCACTGGTCGTTGACGGCGCGGTTGATTGCATTGAGGCGCAGGTATTCGTGGCCTGGAATGTGCGGCCCTAAATGCGTCGTGAATTTTGTTGTCTCGGACGCAAACAGAAACGCAGTCAGCATGTCGATGTGCGGAAAGATTTTGTTGTATGGCGTTTCCGGCTCGTCCGGCCCGCGACCGAACAGGAAGAAATGCCGATTGCTGCCGTAGTCAATCCGGCGGTCGTCCTGGGATTTTGTGCACTTGTCGATCAGCTCTTGGTAGAACATATCGCGCTGCTGCATGTCTTTTGGGATTTTCATTGCTTACGCCTTAATCTCGCCGTCATGGCGACCCACCACCATTGGCTTTGGTTGTTGAAGCGCCGGTCGAATGGACTGCAATGCGTTGTCCGGGATTGCCTTTGATGACGCGAGCGCTTGATTGATGCCCGAAGTGCCCTGCGGAACCTGACCCCACGCATTTCGCGTATCGCCCAACTTTCCCATCAATTGATTTTGCGCCGCCACGGCCTTTGAATTTGGACGAACAACCGCCGAAGTGCCGTTTTGATTGTTCATGTCGGTCAATTTGAAGTCAGAAGCGAGGTTTCCGAGGGTTTTGTCGATGTTTTTGGTGCGAAAAGAGGTCAGTCCGGCAGGCTGAATGTAGGTGATTTCGACCATAGATTTGCCGCAACCATGCGGGCAATTACCCGTCATGCTCTCAAAAACACCATGCGCCATGCAATTGTAGTCGTGAAGAACGGCCATTTACGCCTCCTGAGTGTGTGTATTTAACGCTTAAAGGACAATTTCGGCAATACGATGGTCGGTTTGCTGGAAAACAGCTTGTCGAATGAAGGCATGGTTTCCTTGACCGGCGCTTCGCCTTGCACAATCTTGGGATGCGTTCCGGCTCGCCCAAAAATAACGCGGTGCACCGGAAGCGCCGGCCGGATCGGCTTATCAATCCAAATTTTGCTGCCGCGCCCAACCATCTTGCCGTTGTGCCGCAGCTCTCCGGTTTCGATTTGCAGGCAGATTTTTGCAAGGCGCTTCAACTGTAGCGGCCCGAATCTGCGGCCTGCGTCCTGCGGCCTCGCTTGAACGAACAACGTCAGATCGTGCGACCGCACTTTCATCAGCTTTGCGATTTGTATTTTTGGAAAAATCTTGAGCGCCGCAATCGTTCTGGTGCGAATTTCCTCGACCGGCATGGTGAGGTGATTGGGCTGATCGCTCAACGCGACTTCTCCATCATGATCTGCCGGTATGCCTGGTCGTAGGCTTTGCGGTAACTGCGGCCTGTCTTGGCCTCTTGCTGCCAGCCCTCCAAAACCTTCCGCTGATAGATCGGATCGCGCTCATACATTCGATAGAATTTGAGCAGCTCGCCAACAACGAAGTCTGTGTTGTCGTGCGCCATCGTTACGCCGCAATCCCAAGACTCTTGAGGAATCCGGCCACACTGTTCGCGTCCTTGTTCTCGCCCTGCGCGTCACGCGCATGCCCCTGCTGGCGCGTCATGCCCTGCTGAACCATTCGCATACGGACAAAGTCTGCCCACGCCACATGGGCCAATGCGGCAGCCACAACCCTATCGTCCTTGCCTCTACCCGGCGCGCCGAGCATCCCGTCATCCCGAATGACGTTCTTCATTTCGTCAATCATCTCGCGTGACTTAACCAACGAAATTCCGCGCTCAAAGCAATCTTTGATTAAGTTGAACATGCGCTCTTTGGTGTCGCCGGTCGTTTTCCAATGATAGGCCGACGGCGCACCCATACTGTCCAATCGCTTGTACAGGTAATTCTGAATGTTCGCGATTACCGAATACAGTCGAGCCCCGCCCTCTCCGGGCTGATTGACGGCGGTGCGTTTCAAGTTTTGGATTTCTTGCCAAACGGCTTGACCCGGGCCGTTAATTTCCAAGTTAAGCATGACAGACCCGCCGCCATTCAAGTAGCTGGCCGCCAGATAGATCATCACCCAAGCAAACTGGAACGTGGAGCAGTCTGGCGTACAAAACTCGGCCACTTGCTCCATGCCGTCGGCGTAACATCGCCATACCGACACGCAGAACCTATCGGCCCAATCGGAGGAGCCGTAGGCTGGATCGGCACCGATGACGTAGTGGCCTTGTGACTTGGGGAATTCCCATATTTTGAGGTTTCCATTCTTTTCGCCGCACTCCAAAATGTCCGTATCCTCGAAAGCCTCTCGCAAGACAAAACGGTAATTGTGGAAATCGAACTTCGACGCTCGCTTGTATTCGTCGTTAATCCGCGCCGCGTTGAAGAACTGGCTGCCCGACAAGACGAAAGCATAGTCCTCGGTCGGCGGGTAATTCTGCATGTGTAGGGTTTCGTCCCGCGACTTCTCGGCCATCGCCCAACGCCACCAGGCGATCTGCTCGTCATCCACGTCGAAGTCGTAGAGCTGCTTGACCTCGCGCACCCATTTCTTTTCTTCGGGTTGCAGCCGGCCATCCCAATACACTTGGTACTCGATGCTGCCTTTTTTCTTGCGGTAGAACTGATTGCGCCACCAGCCGATAAAGATCGCTTTCTTGACGCGGCTGGCTTTAGCATCCTCCCACATATCGAAGAAGGCGTTATACCCCTGCGCCGTGGTTTCCCACACAAAGAGCCGGTTTGGATTTTGCTCGGCAAGCGACGCCTCTAGTGAAGCGAGTCCTTCCTCATCTCCGTATTCAGAGCACTCTGTAGCATGCAGGAATGTGAGAGCCTTGCCTTTGCCCAACTTGGTGTTTTTTCGTGTACCTGCAACTTGATACGCAAATCTCGACCTATTTTTGAGGGTAAGCTGACTCCGGTTATGTGTGACAAGTGGTCGCTTAAATTCATTTGGCAGCCCGTCCATATACATCGCAAGGGTTGATCGGAACATATCCCGGGTTTCTTCGTCGTGCGTCACCATCGAACCGGACATGCCGCTGTGTTTAAACATCCAATACAGATCGAGCGCCAAAGAGATTGTTGTAATCCCCAACTGCCGGCCCTTCAAGACAACAAAAGTATGGATGCCTTCCTCCAGACCCTTCGCCACCTCTTCGATAAAATACTTCTGCGTTCCCATCAACGTCTTGGGGTTTAACGTCGTCAGGCCCAACTCTTTGGTATCGACCTGCAACGCCGAACAGAACTTCCAAAAGTTTTGCAGATTGAAGTCGCTCACACCGTTACCTCGACTGACATTTGGATACGACCCATAGCTCGGCCAATTCCGGCAGCAGTCGGCCGGCAATATCGTCGCGGTGCCAATCCCGACGCTCTTTCAACATTTGCAAGAACTTCAATTTGGATTCGTCCGTCGTCAGCCCTGAATAATAGGCGCGGTAAGAATCAATCTCGCTGTGACCTGGCTTCGGCATCGGCATGTGACGGCCTTCCTTTTTTAGCGTTAGCACTCAAAGCATTGCCCCGAATATAGTGCGCCCAATAGTGGTGGAAGCAATATCCTTTAGCGTGGTGTTTTCGAGAGCAGCCTTGCAGCGAGCACTCTCGATTCAGCAGCGGCATCACGGACGACGCACCTTAACCCGGCTTGGATCGGCTTCCGAATCAAACGCCTCGGTCAGCAATAAATGGGTGCCTTTTTTTAACTGTCGAACAAAGCCCTGCGCTTCCAGCAGCTTCATTGCTCGGTTCAACGAAATGCGGTGCACACCCAAATCGTCGGCAGCAATACCCATCCAGCCTCGCATCAATGCCCCGCGCATCGCACCCATGTCGATCATCCACCACATTATCCGGTAGTGCAGCGGCTTTAAGCTGGTGTCGCACCAAATCTTGCTTTCCATACGCGCATTTAATCTTAGAATTCAGGAAAACGCAACATACACGGTACGTTATTAGTTATGACCGCGCTTCAAAGTCAAAGGCTTTATATATAAATTCCCATTCAAAACCGAGCCCTACGATTTGAGTCGGGTGAAAACTGAATTTTTTTTTGGGGGGAGTGCTGGTGGGGTCACGCGCACAAGCACATCCAATGTCCAGATACTAGGGTCAGCCTGTGGCACCGCCTGACAAGGCAAGCCCAAGAGGAAGCCAGACCAGACCAAACGCAAACGCATCCAGCGAGCCCGGCAAGGCAGAGACTCTACGGTAAGCAACCGTCAGTCCGAACCCAAACCCATCCGATACTTTCCGAAACAAACCCCGACGGTTTAACGCTGCGACACTGTTAAACCCGTTTAGCGCATCGCAGACAAGGCCGGTGGGACTGTCTTTAGAAGAAGATCAACCCCGAAACCGAAAGCGGCAAGGCGGGTGGCTGGTGGCCTAGCCCACACCTCGAACCCCCCATCAATTTGACATAACGTAACCACCACCGCCGCATACTAACGAACACCGCTGTAAGTTTGGCGTAAGGTTAGCCTACGACGCTTGCCGCCGCCGCGACCTATTGCCCCCGCTTTTAAGACATATCTATGTCAGCTTTTGACCTCAGCCGCCGAGCAAACTGATCTCCGACCGAGCGCAGCCACCGCCAGTGGCGACCCCACAAAAGGAAACGCCCACGAGGGCTAGCTCATGGGCGCAGGTGAAGCGGGACGGTAAAAAGTGATTAGAGGGGATCGACCAAATACCGCCCTTGCCCGCGAATTTAGCACCTGACCAAAAAAAACGCAATAGAACCACATCCGGCAGCAAAGCGGAAAAAACCCTTTCGGGTGGGCTATCTAGTATTGATCCCTGCGCGCCCTATCGTATTTCGGCACGTGTCCTCCAGCTTTACGCCGGCACCGCTTCGAACGGTAGACATCGGATTTTGCCCGCCTTGGTCTAGCCCAACCGCGGCGAAGGTCGATGAACCCCTCTGATCGAATCCTACCCCCGAACGCCAACGCAACGCAAGCGCCACGCGAAACAACCAGGATGGCCCAAAGTTATCCACAGAAAAAAACCCCGCCGGAATACCTCAGCACCACCCAATTCTAGACCCCGCCAAATCGCCTCTAATGCAACCGCAGGCCTATGAGTTAGTGGCCGCTTACTATTCAATAAAAAAAGTTATACATAAACAATTCACAGGTTTATACACGATCTATGCACAGCTTTTGTTGCAACCGCACAATCGCTCAAGAACCGCGCCGAATCACAATGAAACACCGATACATTAAAAAATAATCGAAAAACACTTGACAACCACACCGCACATTCAGAAAATGCCAAACAGCAACACAACACAACCAACACTTTAAAGGAGTGCACCGCATGAAAAAGGCTTTTTTTATCGCACTGACAATCGCCGGGATGATCGCCTCGATTATTTTTCTCGCCTGCGAACTCATCGCCACGACAAACACCGAGCGCTTGATTTTCTTGCTCGCTGAGATCGCCGCCACCATTGGCTACTTTTGGACCGCAACCCACGCAGGAGACTTTTAAATGAACCCGAAACCCATCGACGTTACACCGCGACAGATGGCCGCAGACGTTGCCCTTGCCTTGCGCGACAACGTGCCCCGCTACTACTGGGGCGCGCCCGGTATCGGAAAAACGCAAATCTTGCGCCAAGTAATCGAACGGGAAAACCGCAAATACTGCGACTTCCGCGCGATGATTCTCGACTTGCCCGACCTTCAAGGCTATGCGATCCCGCAACTTATGCGCCCCGGCGAACCGTGCCCCATGACCGGCGCGCCCGGACTCCCGCCGCCCGACTCGCCCGACGCTTGGGGTATCGTTTTTGAAGAATTGAACGGCGCCGCGCGCATGATGCAGGGCGCGCTTTATGGAACGATCTTAGAGCGTAACGGACTGCCGAAGGACAATCGCGTATTCGCCACCGGCAACCCCGCCAGCGCGCGAGGCGTGAATAACGAAATGCCCGCCCCGCTGAAATCACGCTTCCGGCACTTTAATTTGATACTTTGCCCGGATGAAACGCTGGCATACGCGCAGAGTGCCGGCTGGCACCCCTTTGTCACGGCATACCACACCATGACCGGCGGAAAGGAATGGAGCAGCTTTGACCCGAAAAGCCCCGAGGAAACGTACGCTTGCCCCCGTTCATGGGAAGATGTCAGTAAGACCCTTCATGCTGGCGCTATTCCGTCCGACCTGTTGACCCCGACCATGTGCGGTAGCTTGGGGTACGGTATCGGTCAAAAATTCGCTGCTTTCTGCCGCTTGTGGAATGAACTGGCGCCGACGATCAACGAAATGCGGACGGCGCCCGACGCTTGCCCTGTTCCCGACGACGCAGCAGCGCAATGGTTTTTGGCCGCGACAATCGCCGCGAATAAGGCCGAGGCAACCGCCAACCCCGCCGGATTTTCGGCTTGGGCAATACCTTTTCTTTGCCGCTTGCCGGATGAATTATGCGTTTTTGCAATGAACGCAGCAACCCGCCACACGCCGCAAATTGGACGCACACCGGCATTTATCAAATCATTTGCCACAAACGCGCGCTATGCAGCTTTGGCGCAATTCTGCAAATAATTCCCCCAACGATCAGGAGCGAAAAACATGAACACCAACACGACCGGAAACGCCGCCAGCCGCATGATGATTGCCCGCGTATCAATCGGCACATGGAGCGCGCGCAAACTTGACCGCGTAGCAACGAACAAGACGACGACGGACGCGGGCGCAGTATCCGACGCCGCGCGCGTCAATAAGTACCTGTTAGCCGGGCAGGACGAGCTACTTGTGGCAATCAAGAAACACGAAACCCGCACCCGCGACGAATTGAAACTTTTTACGCTTCCGTGGAATGATAACGGCGACCGCATTTTGACCATTGACCACTGGCAGAAGGTCAATCGCATCATGCAGGACGCCGCGCTTAACTTCGCGCCGCTTGTGGATTCGTTCATGGATTTTTATGCGACGGTCTACGAGCGCGCCCGCTTTAGCTTGGGCAGTCTTTACGACGAAAAAGACTTTCCGCCGCCGCATAAAGTACGCGCGAAATTCTATTTCGATTTTTCGATTGACCCGCTGCCGACGGCGCAGGATTTTCGCGTATCAATGACCGACGACGACGCGGACATGATACGGAAAGACATTGAAACGCGCGCAAACGACCGCTTCGCGCTTGCGATGCGCGACCTGTACAACCGCCTGATTGATCCAATACGCCACATTGCCGAAACCCTGCCACGGTACGAAGCCGGCGAAGTTAAAAAATTCAACGACAGCATTATCGGCAACGTGCGCGAAATTCTCGCAATCCTGCCCGGCCTGAATATCACCAACGACGCGACATTAAACGCAATCGCCGCGCGCGCTCAGGCCGAACTCGCCGGCATACACCCGCAGACATTGCGCGACGACCCGACGGCCCGCAACCGCGCGACCGCCAGCGCGCAAGCGATATGCGCGACAATGGCGCAACACTTAGGACTTGCCCCCGCCGCGCCCGTTGCAACGCCGGCAGCGCCCGCCACGCCAACGCCAGCCGCACCCGCACAGGTTTTTGACCTGTTTACCGCGCCCGTTCGCGCCGCCTAACCGGAGCCGCCGACATGACGACCAACACCAACATTTTGCAAGACCCGGCTTTCCGCGTATCAGCCGCGCGCTTGCGCTTGATGCAGGATAAAAATTGCGGACTGTTCGCGGAGATAGGTTACGCGTTGACGCACACCGCAACCGACGCGCTCCCGACGATGGCGACGAACGGCGCCGCCGTGATGTACAACCCCGCCTATGTCGCCAGCGTATCCGATGAAGAACTCGAAACCACGCTCCTGCACGAATACATCCACGTTTCCAACCTGCACCCGTTGCGCTTTGATCCGAAACGGCACAACCAACGACTTGCTAATGAAGCAATGGACTACGCTGATAATTTGCAGGTAGCCGCTTGCGGTCGAAAAATCCCCGACACTTGGTTATTCGATAAAAAGTATGACGGCATGGCATGGGAGGCGATCTACACGATTTTGAAATCCGCACAGACGCCGCCGCCCCCGCCGCCGCAGCCCGAACCGGACGAACCGCGGCAAGGCGACGACCGGCCCGACGAAGCAAATCAGGACGGCAGCGCAGACGCGCCGCAGGAAGGCGCAGACGACCCCCAGGACGACGAAGGCGGGCAGGATGATACCGACGCACCAGCCGCAGACGGCGAAGGCGAAGGCGAAGGCGAAGGCGAAGGCGAAGGCGAGGGCGAAGGCGAAGGCGAAGGCGAGGGCGAGGGCGACGGAAAGCCCGCACCGGGCAAAGCCGGCGACCGTAGCGGTGACGTTCAGCCCTTCCCTGGCAAAGACGGCCGGCCCGCCGACGACGCCGCGCGCGCCGCCGCCGAAAACGCGCTATCCGATCAGATTATGCGGATTGCACAGGCGCAACAGATGGCCGGGCACGGCAGCGCAGGACTCGCCCGCTATCTTGAGAACGCGGTGACGCCGCGCGACCCGGATTTATACGAAGCGCTAGCGCAACTGTTAGAACGCGCGCCGAACGATAGGACATGGCGCAAACCTTCGCGCCGCCTGTTCCACGCCGGCATTTATCCCGGCAACGAAGGCGAAGAATGTCCGCCACTGGTAATTGCAATCGACACATCCGGCAGCATCAACGATGCAATACTCGCCGCCTTTAACGAAAAAGTTAAGCGGGCAATCGCGGACTTCCGCCCGCGCGCAGTCACGATTATTTACTGCGACGACGACATAAACGGCGAACCGGAAACCTTCGCGCCCGACGATGTACCGACCCTCACCCCGCACGGCGGCGGCGGTACGGATTTTCGCCCGCCGTTTAATTGGGTACGTGATCACATGGACGAGCCGCCCGCCGCACTGGTTTATCTCACTGACCTGGACGGCCCCGCACCCGCCGCCGACGCGCCCGAGTTTCCGACGATATGGGCCGCGATACCGAGCAGCTACGCCCGCCCTCCTGCGTTTGGTCAGATTGTGCCGCTGATCCTATGACCGCCCACCTGATTCGCGCAGGTAAAAAAACCGTAGCGCGTTACATGCTGGAACGCTGCGAAAAACTTTACCCCGACGGCGACACCACTAATCAGCATGATTACGATCAGGCTCGCGCACTATTCGCCTCTAGCTTGGCGCAGTGGCTGCCGACCGGCCCCCGCGGCGGTGCCCGCTTGCACATCACCGAACGCGGACGGCAGGCGCTCGCAGAAAATTGGCCGGCGATGGACGGCCCGCCCACGCTTGCCGACCTGGTCAAGGAGGCTCTCAGATGACACCAAGAGAGCGCCGGGCCCAGTGCTACACGTGCGCCCACGCGTATACGATTTTTAGCCCAATCGCTCCCAACCTACATCTAGCAGCCTGCGAAATCGCGGGAAACGTGATCCTCGGCCTATGCAAGCCGCAGCCCGCGACGCTTGAGCAGATGATTGACCGCGCCGCCCTGCCGCCGCTGAAGTGAGTAACCACTAACCAGAAAATCGACGTTTTTTTAAGAAAACGCGCCGCAAAACGTAATTCGTCGCGCCCGTAAACCCGCAACACAGCTTTTTCAATTTACTTAAAAAAGGAGTCTATATATGAATCTCGCAGAAGCAATTTTGAGCATACCGCCACAGCCGCGCCGCAAGCCGGCCCCCGATCACACGCGCCACCAGCTCGACAAGCTCGACGCCTATTTTCGCGCTGGCGGTAGCCTCACCGTTACCGAAGCAATTGCCGCGTTTGGATGCTATGCACTGTCCCAACGGGTCGGCCAGTTAAGGCGCGAACAGGGAAAGCCGGTGGTATCGACCTGGGAAAACACGCCCTCCGGCGCTCGCGTTAAGCGGTATCGCTACGCGATTCAATTGCAGCTTTTGTCAGTCGAAGAAATTGGTTGAATGTTGCATAAAGCCCTTATATACTACCTTTCAACAAAAATCACACAGGAAAATAAACACATGGAAACCCATTTTAAATTCTGCGTCAATTGCAGGCATTTTCGCAATACTCCCGCAGGCGGTAACTGCTGGAATGAAAAAAACCTCGTGGCTATGCCGCCTAACATATCGCTGGTGACCGGCCTGCCCATTGATGCTCCTCGTATCCAGAAATTCGTAATTGGAAACCTTGAAGTCATGCGTACCGGCGGCGGTTACTGCGGCGAAAGCGGCCTGTGGTATGAAGTGAAAAGCCTCCCCGAAATGATCGAAGAACACATCACAACCGAAGGAGTTACGGAATGAGCCTTACCCAAGCAGAACTTGAAGAACGCAAGCAGGGCATTTTCGCCACCGACGCCGCGCCGGTGTTGGGCCTGTCGAAATATTCCAGCCCCGTCCGAGTCTGGATGGAGAAATGCGGCGATCCGATGCCGGAAGAACGCAGCGAAGCGGCGCAGGAAGCGCTCCGCATGGGAAACATCATGCAGCCCGTCGTGGCTCGTCTATATGAGGATAAATATGAAACGCGGCTTAAGGACTTGGAGGGGGTCACGATATGGTCGAAGGAACACCCATTCATGGGCAGCCATTTTGATTACGTTACTCCTGACAATAAAACACTTGTGGAAATAAAGAATTTTCACCCTATGCGTTTGAAAGAATTTGGGGAAGATGGCAGCCCGGACGTGCCGATGGATTGCCTCGTTCAGTGCGTCCATGAGGCAATCGTTTTTGGCGTAACGCGAGTCGATCTGGCGGTATTGTTCGGCGGGCAATCGTTCCGCGTTTATCCCATTACCATTGATCCGGATATTGCCTCGATGGTCGTGCAGCGCGAGGAGCAATTCTGGAAACAGGTGATCGAGCGCGTGGCTCCGCCGCCGATTGACCCCGAGGAAACCCGACGCCTGTGGCCGAGCGATACGGGCCGCGTGATGGTCGCCCCGGCAAACGTGATGAAGGACGCCAAAGACCTCGTTACCCTACGCTCTCAAATCAAAGCCGCCGAGGAGCTGGAAAAGAAGTTGATAACCAATATCCAAACAGCCATGAAGGACGCAACGATGCTGACCGCGCCAAACGGCGAGGCAATCGCGACATGGAAGCGCAGCTCAGACGGGCGCAGGGTCGATTCTGACGCGCTCAAGAAGGCCGGCCTATATGAGGAATACTCGAAGCCGGTCGAGGGCTCCAGGCGCTTCCTGTTGAAGCTGTGATGCCATGCCAAACCTGACGTGGACAGATACGAAAGTCAGCCTCCCCGACGACGATCAAACTGTACTGATCGTGATGGACGACGGGGAGGTATGGACGGGTTACATCGACAGCGACCAGTGGCGCTACGTGTCCGGCGATTTGATTGGCTCGCGTGTCACGCATTGGACGCATTTACCAGAACCACCGGAAGGAGTTACACAATGAGATTTATTGAGAAATTGAAGTGCAAGATTTGGGGGCATCTACGCGGAAAATTCAAAACCGCGCTACTCAACGACAAGGGCCAGAACGCAGGCAACGTTTACGCCTGCCCCCGCTGCGGCGACTGCTGGACGCGCAAAAGCTACCGGAGGCTCAAAAAATGAGCTACCCAGAAAATGAAGTGATGGAAGTGGATGTTGTCTTGCCGCCGCGCAGTAGCAAGCCGAGGTCGTATCCAGCGCTTTACACAATGGATGTTGGCCAGTCCTTTACCAAGCCCGCCGAGGAATACCGTCGCTTGCACAACGCCGCGCAGATGTGCAGGAAGGCGACCGGCCGACTTTTCGCAATCCGGAAATTGCAGCATAAACAGGCTGGATATATTCGTATCTGGCGCACCGCTTAACCCATAACCAATAATCACAAAACGGAGATATCAAAATGGCTACCCAAGACACCCTGCGTAACGAGCTGCAACGCAAAGAAGAAAATACCAGCTTCCCCGGCATGCTTAAAGCGTTTTTGCCCGAGATTCAGCGGGCGCTGCCAAAGCACTTGAACGGCGACCGGATGGCCCGCATTGCGCTGACCGCGTTCCGGCGCACCCCGAAGTTGGCAAACTGCGATCCGCGCTCCGTATTCGCCGCAGTCATCCAGGCCGCACAGCTTGGCCTTGAACCCGATACGATGGGCCGCGCCTATTTAATCCCGTACGGCAACGAGTGTCAGTTCGTTCCGGGCTGGAAGGGCTTGGTCGATCTGGTCAACCGCAGCGGTCAAGGCACTTGCTGGACGGGCGCAGTCTACGAGGGCGACGAGTTTGATTACGCGCTTGGCGACAGTCCTTTCATCAAGCACAAGCCGGGTGAAGCAGGGGAAGTCCTGACGCACGTATACGCGGTCGGGCGCACCAAAGGCGCGGAATGGCCGATTATAGAGGTCTGGCCGGTGGCGAAATGCCTGAAGCACCGCGACCGCTACAACAAGGTCGGCAAACGCCATTATTCGTATGAAAACGAAGAAATGTATTGCCGAAAGGTTGCCCTGCTGCAAGTCGTGAAATACATGCCCGCATCGGCAGAATTGGTTGCCGCAATTGCGCTGAACGATGCCGCCGAGATTGGCAATCAGGGCTTAACCGTCAAGGACGCAATCGACGGCACGTGGGCGCCGGCAGCGGAGGCCGCAGAAAAGGTTGCCGAATCAACCGAAAAAGTGGTTGAGCAGGAAATTAGCAACACGCAGCCAATTGCATACACCTACGCCCAAGTTGCCGACAAGATTGAAAAGGCGCAGAACTCGGAGGCGCTGTTTGAGGCCGCCGACCTTATCGGGTCGGTAGCAAACGCCAAGCATCAAGCCGAATTGAACGCCCTATACAAAAAGCGTGAATTGGAATTGGTGAAATGAAAATTCTCGCCATTGATCCCGGCACCACGCAATCCGGTTATGTCGTGTTCGATGGCGAGAAAGTCATCGAGTGCGGCATTGAGGAAAACGAAATGCTCAGGAAAAAAATGCTCAATTTACCTGTCGAACGAATTGCCATAGAAATGATTGCATCATACGGGATGGCGGTTGGTCGGGAGGTTTTTGAGACTTGCGTGTGGATAGGTCGGTTCGCCGGATATTGGGAAACCGCGCTATCGAATAATCCTGTGGAATTCGTATATAGGAAGGACGTAAAAATACACCTGTGCGGAAATCCTCGGGCAAAAGACGCCAATATCCGGCAGGCACTACTTGATAAGTTCGGGGCTGTCGGCACGAAAAAGAATCCAGGCCCTTTGCTCGGCATCAAATCACATATTTGGTCGGCGCTGGCGGTTGCGGTCACGGCCATCGAAAGGAAATCGACATGAACGAAAAACTTGAAGCGGCAATTTCATACCTGCGGTCTAGAAACATCTATGTCGTTGACGCAAACAATAAGTTTGTGCCGACGCCGGTAGCGCATACGAACGTGGCCGCCACAATGCGCCGCTACGAAATCCAGGTGCTTAAAATCAACAATATTGAGCAATTGCAAAAATGACAATCGCCCCGCTGTGCCAAGTTTGTCGCATTGAATCCGGCGTTAAGTTGGTTCCAATCACGAATGGCAAACGCAGGATTTGGAAGTGCGCCGCCTGCCTTGCCAAAAAGAACACTTCATTTATGTCGGTGCCAAATAGGAGGATTTATGGATGAATGGGATGAGGGGTATTCAGAAGGATTTGCCGACTGCGGCAGGATCGGCTTGGTGGTTGTCGTGCTGGTCATCATCTGCACAGTGTTGGTGATGCGATGAGCGACACACCAAGAACGGATGCAGAGCAGGATGGCAGCGAAACGATTGATGAAGCGTTTAACTTTGCCCGTAAACTTGAGCGCGAACTTGTTGAAGCAAGAGAGCAATTGCGGTTATGCAATGTTGACCAGTTTACAACCGCCGCTGAACTTGCCGAGGCACAGGAGGAATTAAACAGCAGGCGCAAGTTTTGTTACGACGTGGAGCAAGCCCTTGATGGGCTTAAGGGTGACTACGTTGAGATAATTTCGGCGCTGGCAGCCGCAATCAGAAAGGGGGAATGATGAATGACAAACTGAGAGCCGCCGCGCAAGCGGCGTTCGAATGGTTAAGAATTTCTTAACAGTTGGCTGTTAAGTCATCATCCCCTCTGCCGCATCTTGAACGTGCGCCACACGGTTGAGCCAGCCCTTGCCGAACACACCAAAAGTCGGCAGGGATTGGTAAAACGCTTCCTTGCCCAGGCTAAACGCCTCCAGCAATTCCACAGGATCG